AGCCCATGATCTTTGACGAGCGTGACCATCACCAGCGCCATTGCACCAGTTGCAGCGGAAATCATCCCCGGCCTTCCGCCAACGATGGCAATGACCACGGAAATACAGAAGGAGGCATAAAGCCCAACCTTCGGATCAACGCCTGCGATAATGGAAAATGCGATAGCTTCGGGGATGAGCGCGAGCGCCACCACCATACCAGCCAATAAATCACCACGAATATTACCGAGCCACTCGGCTCGAACACGAGTCAGAGACATACACACCTTTTTAACGTTTCACAAAGCGCCGGAATTACATCGTTTTGCGAAAACAAGGCGCGTTTTTGTTCCTAATGAAGCGTGATTTAATAGCGATACAGTCCAATAAAGTCAAGATTATCAGCAAATATTTACAGGTTCCTCCTTGCCCGCTCAATGCTCCGCGCCATATCCGCCGCAATCTGGCCTTGGCTTTGGCGGAAGCTGCGAACGTCCGGGGTTTGAATGTGCATATTCACCATGACGGGAGCCGGAGCCATGCCCATACCCGGCATAATGTGCATCGGCGTGTTACCGGCGAAGGCCAGTTCGGGACCGCGTTCACCGACAATGCCGAATTTCCCCGGCTGAAGTCTGCCGCCATCGGCGAAGAATCCGCCGAAGAAACTGCCGATGCTGGAGAGCATTCCGCCGAATCCACCGCCGCCACCGCTACTACCACCGCCGAACATGCCGCCGATGGAGCTAAACAACCCGTCGATGATGCCGCCCTTGCCGGAGATGCCTAAATCCTTCAGGGCGTATTGCAGCAGGGTGCGGTTGAGGTCAGACAGGAAGCCCTTGAAGAAATCACCGAAGCCATCAAAACGCCCACCAATCGCGTCCAGTGAATCGGCAATCGTGCCTTCCATTGATTCGCCGATACGCGAAAACTCGCCTTCGATAGTTTCGCCAGTTTTCTTGCTGGCTTTGCCCAGCCGTTCGCCTGCCTGTTCTACCGCCCGCCCGAACGTGTCCTGATTAATATAACCTTTCTCCAGCAGCATGTTCAGCTGCGCCATCTCTTCGTTGTACCGCTCCAGCGGCGTGCGCGTGGCCTCGAAGATGCGCTTGGCTTCCTGTTGCAGCTTATTCAGGCCTTTGACGGCTTTGCTGGTTTCCTCCACCTTTTCCGGGGTGGCGGTTTCGCCGAACAATCCATCCAGCGATTGATTCTTGGCGGCGCGGGCTTCCACGATTTTCGCGGCGGCGTCCTGAATCTCCGCATCAATGGCGCTGTTGAATTCCTGCGCTCTGGCCAGCGCCTTATCGAAGGCCGTTCCCATCGCATCGAGCAGGCCGGTTTCCAGCGCGGCGCGGGTGTTCTCAAAGGAAATGCCGCCCAACGGGTTGTTGACGAAATTTGCTAAATCTTGCCCCAGCGCCTCGAAGCGGTTGGAAATGGCGTCACCAAACGCATTGAACGCATCGCCCACGCCTTCAAACACGGCAATGAACAGATTGCCGAATTTAATCACCTCCGCAATGAAGGCCTTGAAGCCCAGCCGGAAGGGTTCAATGGAATCGGTAATCAGCTGCGCCAGCCACTTCACCTTATCGGCAATGAAAATCAGAATATCGGTCAGGCCTGCATCACCAATGGCTTTCACCAGCTTGGAAAACGCATCGCCCATGTTGGAGAGTGCGACATTCAGCGTTCCGGCCTGTTCTTTCATGGCTCCGGCGAATTGCACATCACCGATAGAGCGCAGATAGCCTTCAATCTCTTTGGCGTTTTTGCCCACCGTAGTGCTGACACCTTGGAAGGTGAATGTCACCTGATCGCCCTGTGCGCGGGACTTAATCCCGAATTCTTTCAGGCGCTCGAATTCACCCGTCGCAGCATCGGCCACGGCTTCGATCATCTGGTTGAGGGATTTTCCCATCGCCGTAGCGGTATTGCCGTAAGAGGTCAGTGCTTCCTCGGAAGGCGTTAGCCCCAGCGCCTTCAGCTTAATGAAGGCATCCACCACTTCTTCCAGTTGAAAGGGCGTGGTGGCGGCGAAATTTTCGATGAAGCCGAAAGCAACACTCGCCTTATCCGCCGAACCGGTGACGGTGCGAAGACTCGCTTCCAGCTTCTCGAATTTGGTGATGGTGTCGGTGATCTGCTTGCCGACAAAGGCCGTGGCCATCAATCCGCCGACGCGCTGCAACCCGCCACCCAGCCTTTTGAACCGCCGATCCATATTATCCACCCCAGACTGAATCTGGGTGAATGCGGCTTGGGTCTTATTGACCGCACGGATAATGAATTGGGCACTGCTAAATACGGCCATTTTTCTTACTCATTGCATCATGTTGAAGTTCAAAAAACGCGACCCACTCCGTGAATTCCACGGTGGTCATGTGTTCGATTTCCGAAAGCTGCCTGTTGAGGCGGTAAGCCAGTGCTAACTGGTTGCGTCGGAGTGTGTCGCGTCGGAGTTTCCCTTGACCTGCTCCACGCTCTGGAAGAAGTGGCGCTCGATCTCGTCATTGATGCGTAAAATCACGCGGCAATCCCCGAAATTAAGCAGATCATCCTTATCTTCCATTTTGAACAGGCGATTGCCGTCCTTGTCGCGGGCTTTGACGATCAGGGAATAGACGGCGTTTTCAATGCCGGAGGCTTTCTTGCCCGCCACCCGTTGAATTAGGCTGGCTTCCGCCATCGTCATCGGCAGGATGTGGACTTCCAGCGGCGCATCCTTTTCGCCCCATTCCGGTACGGCGATCACCAGCCGTTCCTGTCCCTGATAATGCTGCTTTACGCGCTCAATCGTTTTCATAGTTGCCCCCTTATTCTGCTACAGTTTGTTCAGTCAGCGCCCCGTTGCCGGTGAAGCTGAAGGTGACTTCCACCAGCCCATCGAAGGATGCGCTGTAGGAAATGGAGGTCACAATGGCGTCACCGCTCCAGTAGGTCGCGCCGGTGTCATCGCCTTCCGGGTAAAGGTTGAGGGTGACGGTCGCACCTGCGGTCAGTTCGCCTTGGCCGGTGGTGTCGGTTTCATCCCAAAACCCGTCCAGACTGCCTGACCAGCTTTTGATGGTTGCCTGATTCTTGCGCCACTCGGTGCCGATGATGGACGCATCCACCGTGTCGGATGTGATTTCCAGTGACCAGGATTTTACTTCTGCGACTTGGGACGATCCGACAAAGACCTTCCCCTCGCTGCCAGCGTGGGTAGCCATAATAATTCTCCTATGATGTTGTGTTGGTTAAACGGGCGTTTGCGGCGCGTTTTCTTTGACGCAGTAAAGCACCGCGAATGTGAGGGTGATGACAGCCACCGGCCTTTCACCCTCGCCGGAAAGCTGGGTGGCGGTACTTTCCAGCGAGATGTCTTTCACCAGCCCGGCAAGTGTTGGGTCAGCGGCGATCAGCTGCTCCACCTCTAAGGCCAGCGCATCGGCTTCGGCGTCAATATCGCCTCTGGCCTTGAGATAGCCTTCCACCGCCAGCTGCAACTGGCGTTGCTGAGTGCGTGGCCGCTGCATGGAGCGTTCCCCGATATTTTCCTGCGGCGTGTACACCAACAGGGCGGGGAGTTTCGCATCATCCAGCGGATGCACGCGGGAGGAAAAGACGCGGTTGCCTGCCTCGGTATTGCCATTCAGCAATGTCACCACCGCCTGCCGGATTTGTGTGCGAGCATGGCTCATAACGCCTCCAATATCAGTTCGGTGATGCCTTCACTGTCCGGGCGGATGGTCACCACCTCGTATTCATCGCCGCCGATGGTAAAGCTGTCACCGGTGGCGATTTCCGGAACATCAGCGGTGCGAACCGATAGCACGGGGTGGTTGGCCACCACCTCCACCGATTCGCCGCCCACCAGTTCCGAATAGGCCTGAAACATCCCCGATACCGGGCGGGTGGCTCCCCCTTGCGGGGAATAAAGAACCTCCCGCCCGTCCAGCGTTTCAAGCAAAGTGAGATGGTGGCCGTGCATGTCATCCATGAACGCCATCACAGCCCCACATTCAAAAGCACATGCACGTTGCTATCGCCGGAAGCCGCCGCTGCTGCCGCCACGCCGATCAGCGTGTTATCGGTTGCCGTGGTGGTCACTTCGCTTTCGCTCTCGTCCCAGTATAGCTTTGCGCCTTGCGTCACCGCGCCGCTGGCCTTGGGCAGGCTGAACACGCCGCATACATGCACCGCACCAGTTTTGCCATTGGCGATGTCGGTTTTTGCAACAGCGCCAATGGTGCCGATCAGCACGAACTGGCCGGACGTAATATCCGCGCCTGCGGTATAGTTGAGGGTTTTACCCTCCTGAACATAGTTGGTAGCCATGAGATTTCTCCTGTTTTAGATATAAAAAAAGCGGCCTGAAGCCGCTGGTTGGGTAGGAATGATGGAAGGTTTACGCGCCCGGATTCTTATACAGAGTGCGGAACTCCAGCGGCGCTGCCGCCGCGTCGATACGCACCTTGTATTCCACCCCGTCAATCGTCCAGCCGTCTTGCTGGTCAAGGAACGGTGCGGCAATGCCATCCAGATAACCCACTTCAATCGTATCGAAGGTGTTCGGGTCAGCGGCCAGATACCATGCGGTGGTGGAGGCATCATCCAACCGCGCATCGACGATGATTTCCGCCGCACCACGCACCGGGTTTGGCACGCGGCTGTTGGTTTTGGAAGGATCGGTTTCCGACGTCATCAGCACCCGCGCCGTGTCCTCCTGCGCGGCAGGCACAATCAGGAAGGAAGGCCGGATATTGAGCGTGGCCGTACCGTCCTTTTGCGTCCGCATAGCCGTGCGCCCAGCGCCAACGCTTGCGGCGGTAATCGCCGTGCCACTGCTTGCCAGATTGTTATGGTCGGCATGGAACAACGCCACACTGTCACTCATCGCCGGATTATCAATCAGGATGCTGAACACCAGATCACCCACCGTCCGCGCCGCCGCACGCCCCATCTTGCGGGGAATGTCGGTAAACGCCGTCAGGTCATCATTGATGATTGCCTGCCGGGTGATGGAAAACAGCTTGCCGTAGGTGGCGAGCTTAATGCTTTCCGCCCGTTCGCCAATCGTACCGTGCTTGTATTCACCACTTTCGGGGATTTCATCCAGCTTCTCAAACACGCCCAGCCCAACGCGGCTATGGGTTTTGAAATCCGTCAGATTGCCGGTGCGGGTGAACATCGTAAAGACTTCCTCCGCTTCCTCATAGCCGCGCAGCATGGCCTTGCGGGAGTTATTCTCCAGCAGTTTCGGGAAGTCGCTGGTGGAATGGGTAAAGGCACGCGCCACCAGCTCGCGCTTATCCATATGCGCGGTACGCACGCCGCGCAGTTCCAGTGATTGCCGCGCCATCTCCAGCAGTGTGTAGCCCACCAGTTCCGTAGGCTTAACATCCTTGCCAGCGATACCGGCGCGGTAGGCAATGGCATCTTCAGCGGCGCGGGAGAATTTCTCCACCTCCGTATCGCCGATTTCGATGCGCTGGTTGCTGGCCACCGGTTCTTCGCGTTTGCCAATGGCTTCCAGCAGC